AAATATCCTAAACCATAACCAGCTTCTAAATGGTCTATATGAGTAGTATCATAAGTATTTACATAATTATTAGTGGCATTTTTCATATTAAAAGCACCACCAATAGCACCCTGCTCTGTAAATGACATATTCTTAGCTTCGGCTACTTCATTGTCTCCGATATCAGTAGCGTCTTTAAGGTTGTTTAAACCGCCGCTAAAGTCTTTTAATTGATATATTTGTTTAGGCATTAAACTTTATATAAGCACAAGAAACAGAAACATTATCTAATTTTTTTACGTTAGGAATTAAAATCATTGTTTTCGAGTACTTTAACCTTTTCATTATTTTATCTCCACATGAACTAGGTCATCAAAGCCATTATCTTTAACTTCACCATCACTATCCCAGTCGCCTCCCCAGCGAATATTTACACCCATCTGCTGTCCTATACCACGAACCATTCCACCCATGTAGTGGAATCTTTCTCTATCTTCCCAATCAATTGGGTAGGGAGCTAAGTCAACTGCCTTGCCTTCTAAATGTTTACTATACTTTGTCTTTGATTTTCCCTGAGCTACAAGTTCTATCTGTCTAGCCTCTGTTCTTAAGCCCTCTATAATGGTAACATCCATTATCTTTACCAGCTCATTTAGAACATTTACGAGTTCTGGCTTAACTCCCTTTAATCTTTCTTTAGATCTTTTTCCAAAGCGTGGCATACTAACCCCAAAGTTTCCATTTACTTTGAATAACTGCTTTAGCAACATCTAAGGCTTCCTTCATAACTCTATCCTTTTCAGATTTAGTTAGCTTCTTATCCTTTAATCCATCTTCTAAAGCCTTAACTAATTCGCCAATCTGCACAACAATATTTCTATTTTTTGCAGTTACTGATGTAGCATAACCTGCTATTCCTAAACCTACCATATATAGTAAATTAGACCAGCTTAACCATTCACTTACGAAGTCCATGTATTTCTCCTTTTATTTCCTTTAATGAAATTTTCATTTCTTCGATCTCAGCAGTTATTATATCTAATTTATAAGTTATTAGTTTCCTATCTGCTACAACCTCTTTTTTATCAACCTTTGATTCTAAGTCTTTTTTAATTATATCTATATCATATTGCATAAATCCAAATGCTAATGTTACAGAACAAATTAAAGCTACTATAGTTACAATATTTTCTAGTGATATATTAGTATTTAATTTCATTTGTTTCTAAGTCTCTCTACTTCTTTTTCAAGATATTCAATTCTTTGATTTTGTTTAATATCAGCTGGTATTTCTGCATCTTGATTAGCTTCCGCATCTTCTTCTATATCTTCAATATGAGATTCATTCATTGCAACTTGATATTCTAAAAATGATATACGAGCATTTAATTGACTATATCCCCATACTAACATTACAACAAATGTTACTGCTTGTATAATCATTGGTAATGATATACTTAAGCTACTATTATCTGATATAGGTTTAGTGTTTTCCATTTAATCTGCTAATAACGCCTTTTATTTCCGATATTTGATTATCCAAATCATTAATTTCCTTCGTAATTGAATCAAATTTTCTGTCAAGCTTGTCGTCACTTTGATTCCAACGGTTAATAAGTTTAATAACCATACCCTCCATATTTTCAAGTGTTTCACTTTGACCTCTATTTTCTGTTTTTAGGTCTCGCAAATTTTCTTCCTGAGCAGACCCTCTTTTGTTCATAGAGAATACCATAAACACTAGCAAAGCCCCTACGACAGCGATCATACCCCCTTCTGCGTACACTTCCATAAATTCCATTATCTTTTTCTCCGCATTTCACGATTTATAAAATAGTTATGATTAAAATCATCTTCTGTTAAAGTTATTTCCGTTTTCTTTTTTTCTTTCCCCAACTTAAAGGGTTTAAATTTAATTCTGTTTCGTACCATTCTAATTGTTCTTGCATTTGTGTTATTTTTTTATCTTCTTCTTCTATGTGCTTACTTACAAGGTCTTTAATGTTGGTATCAGCAAGTTCAACTCTTCGTTCAAGTTCACCAATTCTGTTTTCAATTTGTAAGTACGAATAAACAAGCCCAGCGACAAGAGCCAACACTTGAAAAGCCCACTTAAGATTGATAGATACAATAGCGTTGTCATTGAGAATGGTTCCACGATACGACCTTGCCGTTTTAGGTTTGCCATCACTCATACCTCATAACCAGCTATTGACCAGCCACTATCACAACTTCCAATAAGCACTAAACCACCAAGTACTATAAACAAAAATGCTATTATAGAAACGTAATCTTTCCAATCTTCATTCATAATACCATCCACCAAGCAGCAGCTACTTCAACAAATACATCCGATGCTGTATTAATTGCCCATCTTTGCTTGGTCCCATAAGTTTCTTCTGTACCTTCTACATATACCTCAAATATTTCCCATGCTATACCTATTATAAGTACCCATAAGACTGCCCATAAATCTGATGCACCTAACCATTGTGCTATCTTAGCTATAAATAATCCAGCTGCTATATGATAAGATGTCCAACCATCTAATGCTCCTGAACTAACTTGCCACCCGTAAAATGTTGCTAAAGGATTTTTCATATTACACCTGTACTTTTTTTCCTAATTCGTTACCTTCGCCATCAGTTATAGAAACAATTCTAGACAACAATTCTGCTTTAGTTTCACTACTACCATAACTAATACCACGTAGATCATACCAAGTTTTTATTTCAGCTTTAGTATTTGATTCATCAGGATATTCAGATTGAGATGTAACAATACCACCTATTAACTGATGCTTACCTACCATTATTCTTCCGTGACTATAATCACAATTATCTTCACATTTAGATACGTAATATTCTTCTATTGTTTTAAAACTATCAGAACGCTTTACAACTTCACCATCAATCTCTACAAAATAGTCATAACCACCAGAAGGGTAAGTCAAAGTCTCGACAGTCCCATCAGCATACGTTTTAGTACGTACAGCATTAGGAGTCGTGTTACGATGTAACCTAATTCGATGACCTTGACTACACTTCCTTATAATCATAACCTACTCTTCAGATTCCTCTGCTTCAGGTTTTTCTTCAAGAGCTTCTCGAAGTTTACTTATGAACGCATCCTTACCAACACTTACTTGATCTAAGTTAAACTGCATTGAGTTCATCTTATTCTGTAAATCATTAATGTGGTTAAGAAGTGCTTTTTGTTCATCTGTCATATCCTCGATTACGTACTCTTTGTCATCGAAAGTTAAAACAGGCTTTTGTTCTTTTTCTTTTTTAGCCATTATTTAGCTCCTTTGTTTGTTAGTTAAAATCTTAATCCATTCCAACGTATTCTACTAATACTTTAATTTTAGCAGCTGTACTTGGGTCTGTATCTCCATTTCCAGTTCCTGCATTTACGATGTGAATATATCTATCACCAGTTCCAACGTGCTTACCATTTCCATCAAATCCATTATAATATGCTTTTTCTAAGGTTGCACCACTACCACCCTCTATATCAATAGCATTACCACTTCCACCACTATTAGTTGTAGCATTTCCAGCACCAATTAATTCTACTCCATTAGTTAATCCTGCATCATCAGATGGAGAAGCAGTATCATCACTATAAAATATTGCTAATTCATATGTTCCTAGATTACTAAGTTGACTTGCAATAGCAGATACACTTTTAATTACTGCTCTAGCTGGTATTTTAAGTGGATTTGCCTCACTTGATGCAACATCATTATCATCATTAGATGCGTGGTCACAAGTATATTCTTTAGATACAAATTTAAAAATTCCTGCATTACCAATAACTGTTTGGTCGCTTGTTGTTGCTGTATCTGCATCGACATTATATCCGATTAATGTATTACGGTCTCCGCTTGTAATTACATCACCAGCTTTCCATCCTAAAGCAACATTTTGACTTCCACCATTTACATTAACTAAAGTTTCTGTTCCAACTCCAACATTAGTCTCACCACCTGAACTCGTACCTTGACCCGATTTATATCCTACATAAGTATTATTATGATTTCCACTACCTGAAAAACCAGCTTTATATCCAATATAAGTTGATTTATCAGACCCAGTCATATTATAACCAGCTTGGTAACCTACTCCAGTAAAACCTATAGCTGAGGTTACAGATACACCTGCTTGATAACCTATAGCTACTGCTCCATTTGGGTCATCCCCACTATCGACTAAGTTACCTGCTAATGCACCTTCTCCTACTGCTACACAATAATTAATAGCTCCTGTAGCAGCTCCTAAAGCACTTGCCCCTACTGCAACATTTGCTGTTCCAGTTGTTAAAGCGTCGCCAGCAACAGAACCTATAATAGTGTTATTACTTCCAGTAGTTAATTTTCCTGCATCTTTACCAATAAAAGTATTAAAATTAGCATTAGTGGCAGTCATACCAGCCCCATATCCTAGTGATGTATTATTAGTACCATCTATTAAATTATAACTTGAGTAAAAACCAACTGCAGTATTACCAGTTTCTTCATCATTACTATCACTATTCATAGTAGCTAAAGCACCATAACCGATAGCAGTTGAACCTCTACCAACATCTTCTGAACCTAATGCATTACATCCAATAGCAGTATTGTAATCGCCAGTTGTTAATTCATCAGCGGTATTTGCACCCACAACTGTATTTCCGAAACCAGTTGTATTGTCCACTCCTGCATTACTACCTACAAAAGTATTTTCAAATCCACTTGTCATAGAAGCACCAGCTCTGTGACCAACTGCGGTATTATTTACAGTTCCAGTTCTTCCCTCTTGATTTGCTAATGCTTGATATCCTAC